ATAATCATGATTAAGCCTCCTGCTCTGGCTGTACATTTCCGCAGCCACGGCAATATGTTTTCCCATTAACTTCTTTTGTACACATGCAGTTGTGTACTTCATCACATTTCGTTTCATTTACTTCTACATAATCTTTCATAATTTTCTACTCCTCATAAATAATATCCAGTCCGTAAGCAATCGCAGCATCATGCTCAATCTTGCATCCTCTTGCATTCTCCCAGCCTTTACAGAAGTATACTGTGTGGCACAGAGACATATTTTCAAGAGACTTCGCAAGGAAACACAACGGAATCTGTACTACACCGCGCTTTTCCATATTCTCATGACTGTACCATTCATCTGTAAAGAGAGTATTTACGACTTCATACCCTTTTGCCTCAAGTACCTTGATCGCTCTTTCTCTTGTTTCTACTATTTCTTCGTCTGTCTTTCCGCCCATTGGCTGACTTAACATTGCTTTCATAATTTTGTTCCTTTCTCAAATCGACAACTAAAGGTGTTGTATAACAACATCTCCACATTTCATCAAACGTCATATCTGCGGATTCTTTATCCTCGCACAAACATATAGGCTTTCCTGTCCTTACATTTACTACTGCATACGGATATTCGTCGCTCATTTTCCTTGCTTCTTCAAGTGTCATTCTTGAATCTATGCATGGTTTCATTCTGCAAACACCCAATCTTCCGCAAGCATATCTGCCTGTGTCGGTACATACTGCTCGCATTTTGTGTAATAAGAATCATTTTTAGGTTCACATGCTTTTATGATAGAGTATTCTTTGTTATCAAATCTGTCTTCTCTTTTGCCATCAAGGCAAGCTCTGAAAGTGGCGTATGCAAGTTGTAAGAACATGTCTGGCTCAAACGTCAATCGTCTTACACGTTTCTTGTTCTTCACCTGCTTCATAGCTTCGTGAAATGAAAATGTATTCATGCCACCAAGTGCCGGGCAGTTCGTGTCATCCGCAAAAATCCATTCATCGGAACAAATATTGGAAAATGTATAATCTACACACTCAGTGCTACGGACATCAATGTCCTTACCATCTTTTGTATGCATCAGAATTGACTGTGCCGGAATACACCAGAACCAATATCCAGCCCATGATGGAAGTTTCACCTTTGCTCCATGTTTCATTGCTTCAAATGCTTCTTTAAATGTCATCGTTCATTTCTCCTCGTATTATATAGTAGTAGTTTTTAGAGACCCTCTCCAAGGTCTTTATAACCATTAAAGTCATAGTCCATTCTTTACCTCTTCTGTAGGTTCGACTATGATATATAAGATGCTGTGGATTGGTTAATTTCTCCTACCACTAGATGGTTTACGAAAGGCTCCAACCACAGTCTCTTTGTCCATTTGTTAATCAGTTAGATACCGCATGACGGTTTATTTAGAACGAGGTTACAATCGCAAAGAGCACCCTGTGATTCTAAAACAGTATCAAATTCATTTCAAAGGAGTTTTATTATGATTTACGTAGGAATTGATGTTGCTAAGGATAAGCATGATTGCTTTATCACCAACTCTGATGGAGAAGTGTTATTTAAAGCATTTACCATCACCAACAACTTAGATGGTTTTAATGAACTTCATCAAAAGATTGCTTCCGTTATGGATGATGTGACAAAAGTAAAAGTAGGACTGGAAGCCACCGGACACTACAGTTACAATCTCCTCGGATATCTCATTGATAAAGGTTTGCCCACCTATGTTATCAATCCGTTACATACAAATCTGTACAGAAAAAGTCTAAGCCTTAGACAGACGAAAACGGATAAAGTAGATGCCCGCACGATTGCTTCCATGCTCATGTCTGATGTGAACTTAAAGTCCTACTCAGACATATCTTACCACAACGAGGAGCTAAAGTCATTAACTCGTTATCGTTTTGACAAAGTGAAAGAACGTGCCAAGCTGAAAACCTCCGTTTCAAGACTTGTCTGTATCTTATTTCCCGAATTAGAAAAACTTGTGCCAACTCTCCATATAACATCTGTTTATGCATTGCTTTCTGAATTTCCCGGCGCTAAACATATAGCCACCGCACACCTTACCAGACTTACAAATCTTCTTTCCGAAGCTTCCAAAGGTCGATATGGTAAAGATACTGCTATTACTTTCAGAGATGCTGCAAGAGCTTCTATCGGCTCAAATATGCCAGCCAAATCTCTTGAATTAAAGCACACCATCAAACTCATTCAGGAACTTGATTCAGAGATTGATGAAATCGAAAAAGAGATCAAAATCATCATGGATGAAATCAACTCTCCAATTCTTAGCATTCCCGGAATTAACTATCGCATGGGCGCTATGATTATTGCCGAGATTGGTGATTTCAATCGTTTTGATTCTCCTGATAAAATCTTAGCTTATGCCGGCTTTTCGCCATCAACATATCAATCCGGACAACTGGATGGTGCCTACGCACATATGGAAAAACGTGGCTCCAGATACCTGCGATACGCCCTGTACAATGCCACCAAGTATGTCTGCCACTGGGATCCAACATTTGCAGCCTATCTTGCTAAAAAACGAGCGGAAGGTAAGCATTACAATGTTGCCATATCACACGCTGTAAAAAAACTGGTTCGAGTGATTTATCATCTTGAAAAAACAAAGCAGCAATACATAAAAGCAGCTTAAATCTTTCTAATTCAATACTCTTTTTTGAGCACCTGTCACGATGCTCTTTTTGTCATGCAGTTTTCAAGGTTCAATGAACTCTAACTGAGTTCCAAATATATCTAAAATACATTTCTGTACTTTATTCAAAAAATATCATTTTAAGGCTTGACTTTTAATAGTTAGTCTTTCATTTTGCTACTTTCACCATGTATTTAACTTCTTCGCTTTCGTATTCTTGCTCCATTACTAGTTCATATTTTTCAACTTCGTAATGGACATTCCCGGTTATATTGTGCTTTTTCTTGTATTCATAGATGGCTTGCTCTATAAAAAAGTTTATTTCTTCCCGGTTCTGCTTTTCTGCGTTGGCATACAGTTCATCTCCGTGAAGTAACTTACTGCCACTTATTTTTGATTTCACCTTGAACGCAAAAACAACTTCCGGTATATATATTTCTGAATATGTAGTAACATCAGGAGGCATTATTTCACGCTTTCCAGGAAATCTTATCTTGAATACCACATACTGAGTAATCCCAGTTATCATGGTTCTCTTTTCTTCCTTGTACACAGCAGGATGAAAAAAATTTAATATTGGCAGTATCATTTCGCAATCACTCTCCTTGATCGAAATCGGAACGGGAGGTATCGAACCTCCGACACGCTGGATATAAGCCAGTTGCTCTACCACTGAGCTACGTTCCGTTAGCAGGTGGACAGTAATCAAACCACCTCTGCTACGGTTCTTTTAGACAGTACGAAGAAAATAATAAACACTGTGACTATCGTGCAAAAAATGTGAATATTAAATCTTTGACGGAACTCCGCAGCTAAAATCCGTCTGTTACAATTTTTCAAACACGATTAGGTCTTCACCTTATTCAATCATGGTAAAAGTCATATTCTGCCACTGTGATGATAGGTCTGAGCTTTCGAGAGCGACTCTTGGCTTCCTACCACGGTCTAAGCACACATAGGATTGATACCTACAAATTTCACGGTTCTTTCAGAGAATTTAATGTTTTTCTTATCGCCTTTAAAACATTTTGTTTGAATTAAGAACTTGCCATACCGCTACTTTAACGAATTTCTTGTGTTATACTCCGATTTCTCAGATTCAAGGCAAATCAGCTTATTGAGAATTTCCAGTTAGTCCGTAGTCTCTCACACCACTCACATCACTGGATTATTTCTGCACCGCAGACGTCTATTATTCGCTGACCACAAGGATTCTGCATTTGACTTCTCTATGATGATACACTACAAGGCATTGTTGATGGTTTCCATCTCCACCACCAGAATCACTCCCAGTGGAAAAAATCAGCTTATCCAATATCTCGAACAAGCCTATCTCGTCACCATTGCATCTCGGCATGACTGAAAAATCACTCTTCACCGAGGTAATCATATTTGAAAATAACCGCATAAGGATTCGAACCTCAATCTTTCACTTGGGTAGGGGTAGAATGAACGCTTTACCATTAAGCTATACGGCTTCCAACTACACTGTAGTAAGGAAAAGTTATGAAAAAAGTTTTTTCTCCGAAACTCGGAGAGAGCTACCGTTCGGATTCGAACCGAAAACCTGTTGATTCGTAATCAACTGCTCTATCCATTTGAGCTATGGTAGCATATCGCGGTTTTTATATTTTGATTCAGGGTGGGGAGTCCGAAAAAATATTTATCTGAGAACCGCGAAGCTCAGAAATAGCAGATGCCGGAGTCGAACCGACTATTTCAAGATCATGACTCTTGCGTGGTATTCCGTTCCACTCATCTGCAAACGCCGTATGAAGGATTCGAACCTCCAAGTCGTTTCCGACTGACTGGTTAGCAACCAGCTCCAATACCATTATGGGAATACGGCATGCGATGGCATTTTACGCAAGTTACCGTCGTTCATATGCTTGCAACCTACTAAGCTAGGTAAACTCTTTTTGCAGCCTGTAACTGTCAGCACCTCCGAAAAGATGCTTGGTTGATTTCCACCTCGCTAGAAATGCCATGCGAAAACTAGCCAAGCATACTCT